TTTATAGTGAACACCTTGCATCTGCATTACTTTTTCAATTCCGTTTTCTATATTAGAGATGTCAGTCTTTAATCTTTTATCAGAAAAAGCAGTCACATCATTATTAAAAATCGCCGCTCCTGCACTAGACATATCAAGTGTAAGAGCAGTTATGGAAGAACCACCATCGTTACCTTTAAAAATAATATCTTTATCACTAACTTGAGCATTAAAAATAACATCTGAATTTTCAATACCTATATTCATCATTGTAGTGCCATCATCTTTTATTGCTATATCACCACCACCTACATCTAGCGTAAAGTCACCTGCTACATCTAAAGTTAAAGTACCATTAGGAGTTGCAATAGTTCCATTATCACCATCACTTGTTAGTGTCATATCTGTTCCTGCACCTAATTTTATTTGAGCATTATCCACAAAAGTAGCATCGTGGTTAAACGCCGCCGTTCCAGCATCTGACATATCAAGTCTTAAAGCAACAACATCACTTGTGTCATCAACTCCTACAAATTCCATATCTTGATTGTTAACAGCACTTTTAATTCTAAAAAAATTTGAATTATTTTTTAACTCTCCAATGGTAGTGCCACCATCTTTGAATAATATATCTCCACCGTCTGCATCTAATGTAATATCTCCAGCTACATCAAGTGTTAAGTCACCAGTGCCGTTTGTAATAGTTCCATTAGAACCGTCATGTGTAATTTGTAAATCATCGTCTGCACCTATATTTAAAACAGCAGAGTCTGAATTTAAACTTAAGTCATCACCGACTTTAAGATCTACTACTGATAAAGAAGCAAAAGCATCTGCAACAGCGGCTCCACTTCCTGCACCATCTAAATATACCACCTTTGCATCTCCAGGACCTATGGTTACGTTTGCACCAGACCCTTGTGATATAATTATATTTTGTGAACCACTTGTGCCATTTTCAATTATGTGAACACGTTTCATCGTGTTAGGGGTTATGGTAATAGTACAAGCTGAGTCTAATGTACCAGTATATTTAATGTACATAGCTCTTCCAGCATCAGTTGATCCATCTGCTATCGTTGTTGCATGAGTGTCAGCATTTGTTGTTATAGCTTCTGTGCCAAACCCTAATGCCTCACCAATTAGTTCTAAATTTGTATTAGTTGAAGTACCCCATGTGCCTGATTCATCACCAGTGGCTATTTCTTTCAACCTTAAATTATTAGTATATTCTGGCATTATGCTACCCTTTCAATCCAATTAGCTACTTGATCTGGTTCTATTAACCCATATACATTTTCTACACCAACAAAACCAGTTACACTAACTCCCGTTAAAGATACCACAGAATTAGCTGATATTGCAAGTGTTCCTACAGAAATAGTCCCTGCGTTACCAGTAGTAGAAAAATTACAATCACCTAAAATTACTGCTGTGCCTATAGATCCAGTTCCAGCAACAGTAGTTGGAGAAACTGTAGCACCACCAGTCATTCCTAATGTGCCAACAGATCCAGTACCAACATTCGTGGTTACGGAGGCTCCAGCTCCCGCACCAACTACAACTGTTCCCACAGCAGTAGTTCCAACATTTGTTGTTACTGATAAATTTGATGCTCCTTTTATAGTTACAGAGCCGACTGCCGTTGTTCCAACGACTGTTGTAACTGGTGCTCCAGTATTTTCTATAACTGTACTAGTGCCAATAGAACCAGTGCCAACTACACCAGTTACAGATATTACTGCTGTTCCAGTGACTGCTTCATCACCAATATTTACTGATCCAGTAAGACCAGTTTCAGTGACTAAAGCTCCACCTCCGCCTAGAGCATCTCCTATTGCACCTGTACTTTCGAGTCCAGTAACTGCAAAAGAAACATTATCAATGCCACCCCAGCCACCAGAACCCCAAGTTCCTGCTCCCCAAGCGTTAGCCATAAGGGTTTACCTTACGCTATACGAATTATAGCATTTGAAGCGTCAGCAGTAGGGAACTGTATTGTAAAAGTTCCAGATGTAGACGTTTTGTTAGATGTAAAATCTAATACACATACTGCTTTGTTAGAAGCAGAACTATTATAAATTAAAGCTCCCATTGCAGTAATTGTTGCAGTTGTAAAACTTAAATCAGCAAAATCAGTAAAAGCAGTTGCAGTAGAAGTAGAAGTAGCAACAGATGGATCTACCCTTGTTAAACTAGCTCCACCAGTTGTATACGAACCACTAGAAGTTACTTCGCCAGTTGTAACAAGTGCAGTTGTTCCAAAACCTAAAGTAGCAGTTGTAGACGATTTTGCTCCAGTTCCTTCTGCAAAAAGTGCTAATTTAAAATCATTACCACCAGAATTTTTAAAATTGTGTACCCCCTCCAACAACTCTTTTTTGAAAGAATTACACATTGCTTGTGCTATAGCCATATTAGAGTCTCCTTATATATTCAGCCATTTCCTTTTGACCATTAGATCTTAATATGTGAACTATACTAGCTCGTTCTTCTCTCCTTGCCAAGAGTAAATAATTGTATACTACTTTTTTAAGATGCTCCCTAAATTGTTTAGCTTGTTGTCTAATATGTGGTGGTGCTTGATCTGATATTGTAACTATCTTATCTACACATAAATCGGCTACTTGCTCATTAGTTAACCCTCCATCATGTGAAGTATGAACATTAACACTACCGACTTCAGAAACATTTACATTAAACATTTTTATTCTCCTCATAAGTTATCCCGGGAAGATCATCTCTTCCTATAATATTAGGTGAAGCATCCAAAGGCTCTGGCGGTTCTAACTTGGATTTTCTAGTTATTAACATTTCACCTTGTGTTGTTGTTGTTACAAGAGGGTCATCAAGTCTATGGTATCCATACAATTTTTGGTCATCAGGTATGTTCATATCAAGCAAAGAGGAACTGTGAGCTATATGTATTTTAATCTTTTTTGATATTGCTATCGCTAACCAAAATTCACAACAAGCTTTCCCAGCCTCAGCAAAATTTATAGCTTTATGTGTATAATCAAGACCATACAAATGTAAATTTGTTACTCCTTGTGATATAGCGTAAGCAATGGCATACGGAACAGTATTATTAAAATAAGCGTATCCAGTTTTTTGTATAACTTCTTGCAATGGGTACTCAACAACGTCTGGGCATCTTTTATCTAGAGTGCAAGAAAATATAGGGACGTCTAATTTAGTAGTCAGCCTTTCAGCCATTATGTTTGTTTGTTTTCCAGCATTTGGTGTATCTAAAAACCTAGATGGTGGATCCATCATAAAACACTTATCATGAAATATTACACCCGACATAGAGTTTATAGCCCATGTTTCATCAAACTTCTCACTTCTTATAGAAGCAAGAATATATTCACTACAGGTATTGCCTAAACCGACAATAGCTACGCTCTTAATTTTACTCATGTTTGTCTTTGTCTAACCAAACCTTCTCGATAAGAATCAGAATAATTTCTACCTTCTGCATAGTTCTTTAATCGTGCGATAGACTCTAAATATCTACCGTTGTATAAAGTCAACAAATCTTGTTCCCCTTTCATAAAAGTGTATGCCTCTACTAATGTACCATATAGTAAAGCATCTGGGGCATTTGTACTAATCCATGTCGTTCCACTATCATCTGTAGTAAGAGAAGCTGGTCTATAATAGTAATGTAATTCTACTGCAAAATCTGCATTTGGAGTGGGTGCTAATATAAAATTGTTTACATCAAACTGTGCATAATATTTAGGTGTGCCAGTTACTGTAGGATCTGGGTGAAACTCTTGTATAAAGTTAACATCTTTTTGTAATAGAAAAATATTACTACCACTACTAATAAGAGATAATGAAAAAGTAGCCATGTAATCCTCTGGTTTTTGTAAAAATTTATTACCAGAAGTAGCTGTTCCTTCAACATTTTTTCTAAAATAATCAAGGTCAACCGTTTTAAAAATGCGTTCTTCTGCGTTTTTAATAAAAAAATCTAACTCATTTACAAAAGTAGACTCATCATTTTCTGTCCAGTCTTGAACAGATTGTTTTAATGTAGTTAATGTAAAGCTCATGATACGCTCACTGTTACAGTTCCTAATGAAGCCGTAGCACTAAAACTTGAAAGTTCTGTACCTAATATGCCTTTATCAGTATTAGTATAAACAATAAATTTTCTGTTATCATCTATTTCTTGTGGTCTAGGCTGATATAAAGCTTGTGGTTCAAAAGGTGGTTTTCTAGGTGTAAGTTGTGGATGCTTTCTTTCATATTCTGATCTATGAACTAAGTTACCATTCCACTCCATAACTCTTTCGCGATAAGGAAAAGCAAAACCTGACCGATCTGATATAAACTTAGATTTTTTTCCTAATGCGTATCTGCTCATACAAAACCATAATATGTACTACTTGGGGTTAATGATAAATTAGAACGGTCGCGATCCTCCGCAGAAGCCCTTTCAAACTCTTCTTCATACATAGCTTTTAATAACTGTACTCTATCTGGTGCTTTTTTCATGGCTAAATAATATGCCAATCCAGCAGTCAGACAAGGGTAAAACCTAAAAGGTATTTCTAGAGTATCCTTTGCTGTATCTGCATCTTGTATTCTTGTTAAGGCATCGTATACAAAAACATCTGTACTGTTTTCTGGTGTAGACCATAACTTTAATTTTGGTGTTATTTGTCTATCCAAAAAATACTGGCTTGGTCTGCCAGTTTGTGATTTAGTTGGTATGTTTAAATATTGGTCACGACCTATTCTACTTATAGTAAAATCCGTACTTCCACGCCTTACAACAGCATTTAGTACATCTATAAGATCGGTAGCCAAATCATACTCAGCAGTACCTGAAGTTAAAGTTTGTGTGCGTTGTTCTATTGTCCATTGATTCAATCCTCTATTAGCCCAATCAGCAAGTAATATATTCATAGATCTTCGTGCTGTTTGTAGATCATAACCAGTGCGAACTTCTAAGCCACAACGCTCAAAAGCTTCTTCTATGTACTCAGCTACATCAAGCTCAAAATTTGTAGAGGATGAAGTTGTCATTAACTATATGGACCTTTAACTACTTTGCCACCGTTAGCGAAGCTTTTCTTTTTCATAGCACCACCACCTACAGCAAAACTTTTCTTTTTCATAGCACCACCACCCATCATTTTTTCTTTATCGCCAGTAGCACCACCCATAGCATAGCTTTTTTTCTTCATCATTCTTTATTCTCCTTATAAAGATTATTAAATGTTACATCAGGATCCATATATTGTTCATGTTCCTCTGCATTATGAGTCCATTGACTCGGTTTAAAATCGGGAGCTCCCTCTCCAGTTTCCCAGAGTGCAGGGGAAGTTACTCTTACCCTGTTGTTTGGCAAGGCAACTATGTTACCTGTCCAGTTGTCCGCCTTGATTAATTGAATAACATGACTCTGCTTATGCTGAGCTGGGTCATCCGATAAATCAGACTGACTGTAATCTATTGTAAATAAATATTTACCGATATGCAACTTATTATCTATTTTACATATCCATGGACTAACACTCACATAATCTAGCTTAACTACACTATGGTAATGAGAACTACAGTCCCAAGGTTGTGCAAACCGAGGGTGCATTATATCTGGCATAGTGTCAAGTGGTATATCAGCTACTAATGATGTCAATGGCATTCTAGCCCACATAGCACCACCATGTACATTTGGCTCTTTAGTACCATCAACTTCGCAACCAGTAAAAACTACTTGAAAACCTAATGTTCTATCAGGCATTGTTGTAACAGCAAAAGCGTGAGCATGAATAAATTCACCTCTATACTTTTCATGATTATGAGTAAACTCTTTACGCACCCAACATTTAAAAAATGGGATATTACTAACTAAATAAGGCATTAGGATTTTTTCTTTGCAGTTGTTTTCTTTTTAGGTTTTTTACCTTTACCAAAAATATGTGCATCTACTTTCGCCGCTTTACCTCCAGTTAGCACAGAGTTAACACGAGCCATAGCCCATTGGTTTGGGGTAGTTCCAGGACGGTGTCCCGTTTTATAAGCCGCGAGTCCTTTGTTGTAGACTTGTCTTAACTGTCCCGCTGTGACTTTTTTACCTTTAGCTCTAGCTTTTTTTGCTTTTTCAGCTAAGGTCTTACTTACGTTTGCTGACACGTTTTTTCCTCCTCTTGCTTGGCATTAGTCCTTTATTAACTGCTCTAGCTCTTTCACTAAAGCCTAGTTTTTTACCACTGTTAAGCTTTTTTCTTATTGTTTCTAGTTTTGCTACCATTTTTCTTTTTCATAGTTGCACCTTTAATAATATCACCACGAGTAATTTTATTAAAAGGTGCTGTTAGTGAAGCTAACTTTTTTTGTTTAGGTGTTAGTTTTTTCTTCATTTCTTTTTACCTCCATACATTTTTCTAAATCGTTTAGTGTACACAGACTCTTTTGTTTTTCTGCGTTTACCTTTTTTATCAAAATCTGTACTAAATTTATAAGCAGATGGATCATTATCCGCTTTGGGTGCATTACGTTGTATCTCTTTACGTCTTTTAACTTTTTCTGTAGAGGATAAACCTTTTAAATATTTTGGAGGTATTTTACGTTTAGTTTTCTTTTTGGCAGGAGGCTTACTTATTTGTTTTGACATTTGTCCTCTTGTTATAGCCATTTGAATATCTCCGGAACAAAGGCAGAGGCTATTATCAATACACCTAACCCCCACAGTTTTGTATCAAACCTATCAAGTTGTTGTTCAATACGTTTGTATCTATCAGCACATTCTGACTCGTGCTTTTCAAGTAATTTTAAAACTTCATCTGCTTTCATTACCAAGCCTTACAAGACCAATATCTAGCAGTAAATTTATCCTTTGCAGTATCACATCTATGACGTGCTCTAAAAGATTTTCTGCGTCCTGGCTGATCTTTTTTTATGGACATATTAGGGTCACCAAATCGGACTAATTTTATTTGTGTTCCTTTTTTTGCTAATACAGCAGATTTTTTAGGACCTCCAGGAGTTTTCTTAGGTTTATTAAATCCAGGAAAAGTTTCCCCTCGGTAAGTAATTTTACCTGAGGGGGTTCTTTTTACGTCCTTAGTAGTAGCCATTAACTATACTCTTTTTTGACTTGTAGTATCACAGTGTATGTATCAGCACTAGAATGCCCTACTGTGGTAAATTGTATATCACCAGTTTTACCTGATCCTGCATTATTTGGTAATCCTCCAAATATTGAGTAATCATGATAACCACTTTGGTTTTCACCTAATTCAATACAAAACACATCACTAGTTGCGTCAAACAAAATTTTCACCTTCATACCGTTACATTGCCACCATATTTTTTCTATAGTGGCTCCAGTACAAGCTTGACCAAGAGAATTATTAGATAAGGCACTTACATCTACCTTTGTAACAGCACTTTCACCAGTGCCGTCTGACACGTTTGTGAATTTTAATACTGCCTTGCTACTACCATCTATGATAGTTTGTGAGGTTACTGCATCTGCCATATAATCCTCCTATTATTGATCAGCAAAAGCTGGAGCGGTCGCTGATGTTACATTACCAAATATTTGGTAATTAGTTGTGTTCAAACCGATTATAGTAATATCAAATCCAGCAGGAACGTTTAATTGTATACTACTGTTTGAGTTTCCATCAGAAAAAACAGAACTTACTTCATTGTCAGAATCTAAAAATGTAACACCACCAATATAAAAATTTGTATTTCCTGGAGTTACTATAATGGCATCTGTTCCATCAGCGGCTCCACCAGCATAAACAAATCTAAATATTGATCCAGCTATTGGTGCTGGAAGTGTGTATGTATTGTCTTGACTTCCATCTGGAACAAGTAAAATTCTACCACTATGAGTAGCATTTGTAAGTGTAACGTCACCATCAGATAAACTTACTGGACCGTCACCTAAAGTAATAACTTCTGTAATTGTTCCAGTTGAAGCATTCTTACTGATTGTTTTCATTGTAGTTTCAGATCTTAAGGGACCTGTAAAAGTTGTATTAGCCATATTAATCTCCTTGTCTTGGCTTTGTCGGGTATATTCCCGTCAAGGTATTAAAACTATAACATAAAAAAAGAGCGACTGTAAAGTCGCTCCTTAGTCTCCAAGGGGATCCTTGAATTAAGCTCCTGGAGAGCCAAATACACAACGAGGGTCTGATACACCAAAGCTGTATCTTTCTCTTGCTTTATATCTAACATTACCAGTATCAAAATCGCCTTCCATTGATGTTGCAATACCAGCTCTTTCAAAATGTTTAAAACCATTTGGTGAGTCTGTTTTAATGAAAAATGCGTCTGTATCTGTTAGGAAGTGGTTAACCACATAACCATCAGGTAACATACCCATATTTCTATGTGCATTGACATCATTGTCAGCAGTTCCTGGACGTAAGTTACTCGCCATTAATCTTTCAGCTACAAACTGTAAGTTTACTGGAATAATTAATTTACGACCCATCAAAGCTATTCTCATACCCCTTTCATCTGTAAATCCGGAGATATCAATTAGAGATTGCTCTAATGATGTTTCATTCAAGTCAGCCGCAGTTGATAACTCGTTTCTGAAAGTACCACCACCTGAAGTTGGATGATCTGTAGCACAAAGCTCCTTACCATCACCAAAAGTGAAACCACTATCAAAAGCGTTGTTTAAAATACTCGCCGCTTTGACTTGTTTTGTGTTGGACATAGATCTTGCTAACGCTCTTGTGTATCTACTAGAAAGTCTATCATAAAGATTATCTTCTATAGCCTCTTCAGTAATAGCAAAAGCCAAAGCTATTGTTTCATGGGTATATCTAGCAGTGAATGATTCATTCGCAGTATCAAAGGAAACCGCCGCTCCCTCTGCTTTTTCTGGTGCAGTACCAAACCCTACTAACATTACCTCTTCTTCAAAAGCTCTGTCAGAAGTTTCTGTCTCAAATATTTCGGCATGTTCGTTTTCATACCTGTCGTACTCCATGCCAAATAGAGCGTTCAATCCTGGCTCTAATTCCTTAAGGAGTTGTGATCTTGCAATAGCCATTATACCCTCCTATAAGCCAGTTGTTGCAGTATGAAATGGTAAATTAAGTTTTACCAAAAAGATAACTCCAGCTGAGGTGACATCAATATCTTCAAAGTCATCCTTGATGCCAATGATTCTAAAGTTGTCCGTTGCTGTAGTTGCTCCTGCACTTGCCACAGAAAGTTCACCAATAGATTTACCAGTTGAACCATTCTCTGAACCAAAGCCAGTACCTTCTGCATTAGAATGTACTAGAGCTTGTGCAGTCGCCGCATTTGTTAAAGAAGCATCTGCTTGAATCTCAAACACTTGGTGAGGGTTATCATAAATATGAACCGTCGCTTCTGTGCCTGATTTAATTGCAGACGTTCCAGGATAATGATTATCAAAACGAGGTTTCCCGTTTAAATCAATATATTCACATCCGTTCATAACGCCTAAGATTGCTACACTTCCACCGTCTGAAGCTGAAACATCGACTAAACCATTTGTTAATGGTATGACCATATCACCTTGAAAAATTGAACTAGATGATCCAGCCGTCGCCGCTGTCTGTACTTTGTACTTCGTCAGCCCCATTGAGTTTGGTGCAGAACCTAATAAGTTATGAGGACGTAAACCAAAAGGGGCATCAATATTTGTAGCCATTTTTGTCTCCTACTCATAAGTTAAAGTTATTTGGAACTAGTTGCCTTCGCTCCAAAGGTTACACGACTTTGCCGTTCTGGTTTAAGGATCGGCATACTTGGGTGTTGCTCTCTCATCATATCATTGTCGACAGCATCCATTTGATCGGACGTTTTTTGTTGAAAATATTTTTGTCGTTCATTCTTTGTTTCAAGAGGAAATCTTGCAAGTACCAGACCACCCACACCAATAACTCCAGCGTGTTTTCCATCCTGGATTGTCGGTGCCTCAAAATCTGGATACTCATCAGCTCTTACTAAATCAAACCCTTCACGGAGTCTGGCAGAAAGATTTTTTACATCATCAAAACCCATTACAGAAGTACGGATCCAACGATGCACAAAACCCTCTGGAGCTGGGGGTGCATCTAAAGTAGATGGTGGTTTCCAAGGTGTTCTACGAGTTGTTTTGTCTCTAGTCGCCTCGGTGCGTGTTTGACGGTTTGACATATTGTCTCCTTCACGTTGTAGCTAAACTTTGTTTTTGTTTCTGTTTAGCATATTGTTCTAATGATACACCAAGTTTCTTGGCGATTGCAACCTCTGATTTTGTTAAAGTCACTTTTTTAGAGTTCCTTGCACCAGAAGACCTTGTTGCAGGAGCTACTGGAGTGTTAACAGAGGTGGTTTGAGGAGCACTTTCCTCAAACTTGTGAGGGAAAGCTTCCCTTATTTTTTGATCAATGACAGTGTAATATTCATCTGTTAATGCGTATTGTTCACCATATTGTTTAATTAAATCATTATGAACACTAAAAGCAGTTAGTGTCATAGGTTCATCAGATCCAAACCATGTGTTTTTTTCAGCCCAAGCCTGAGCTTTTGGATGTACTGGTTTAGGGGCTTGTTGACCTTGTTGTGCTTGAGGTTGTTGTTCCACAACTTTGGCTTGTTCCTCACGTGTTACTTTTGCTTTGTTCAGTTCTCCAGCTTCAACAGCAAGTCTAGCCAAATCTTTATTTATATTTACCTGAGCTTCAACATCTCCAGCAGATATAGCCTCGGCTAATTTTGTTTTAAGAGTTGCTTCTTCGCTTGTAACTCGAGCATCATATTCTTTTATGTAAGAGTCATCAATGGTTTTAGAACGTTCTTGTAGAGCTTTATTTTCTTTTTGTAAGCCTTGTGCATAATCGATCGCCGCTTTTTCCCTACGTTCAGCCTCACGTATCTTCCAAGTCATTTCTTCAATACGTTTGCGTACTTTTTTACTGTAGCCGTCTAGCCCTTCTTCACTTTTTTCTTCAGCTTCAGTTTCTTTGGCATCTTCGACTTGCTCAACTTTAATTTCTTCTTTGGTTTCTTGTAAGTCAACTTCAACTTCTTCATTGTCAACCTCTAATGGTAATTCTTCTTGTTTTTGTGCTTCTGCCATTTTAATCTCCTATGTATGCAAAATATCTTCAGGGTTATTTATAGTAGCTAATATTTCATCATCGTTTAATAATCTAACTTCACCACCATCTATTTTAAATCTACTTCCTGCATATCGACCGAATATTACCCAGTCTTTTTCTTTGCACCATGGATTATACATATCTCCAAATTTTTCTTTGTCTTTGAATGCAAGAGGACCGATCTTCAAAACATATCCACATACGGTAGCCAAAGCTTCACGCTCTACAGCTTCGTCGGGTATAAAAACACCACCCTCAGTTTTGCCTTTACCCTTGTAAGGCAAAATTAAGACACGCCAACCAGTAGGCTGAGGCATTTTATCTAGATTGGATTCTTGTGTTTCTGTTTGTTTTTCGGGGGTTTCTTGTTTTGTTACTTCTTGATATTTTTTAGCTAATCTTCTAGGGACTATTAGTTTACTCATGTTCCACCTTTTTGAGCAAGAGTTTTACCTCTTGTTGTAATGTTGCAAGTTCTGAGAGTCTAGCTCTCGCTTCCTTGTAGGCTTCAAAGTTATCTATGTTACCATATAACAGTTGTTCTTCTAAACTTCGTTGCCTTTCTTTTAGAATATTAACTATTCTATCATAAATGTAAAGATCCATTTATTTTTTTACTTTTTTCTCTTTTTGTTTTTTAAGGGCGGTCTTCCCCTTTTTCGCAATACTGGCTTGTTGAGGCTTTCCTGCGAACTTTGCTCTCTGCTCAACGACGGTGAGTATCTGGATTTTTCTGGCGTAGGGTTTTTTAATTCTTTTAACTTTTGCCACAGTAGCTCTAGCATCTGCTGGAGTTGCATATTTAATGCTGACAGTATCTTTGGGATTTTCATCAGTATATAATCTCCTTCCACTTCCTTTTGGTTTTTTACCAGTGCCTACTTTAGGATCTTTTGTTTTTCTTTTTGCCATTTTTTATAACACTCGCTAATGTTTTTGCTTGTCCTTGATGTGTTTTAACAGCTTTTTTCAAACCTTTTATTACACCTTTAATTTTCTTTTTCATTATGTTCTCCTTGTTTTTTTAGCTTCTTTAAAATGTTTAGCAGTTGGTCTGCCCTTTTGTCCAGCTTTACGCATTTTTTCTCCGCTTCCAGCTTTTATTCTTTTACGTTTTGCGTGTATGTTTTTATATAAACTCATTTTTTTGTATCCACTTTTTTGGTTTTGTCATATGATCGCATTCCAGCGATGCCTAGCATACCGAACAATAAAGGCATCATAACCGACATATCTGCTTGAGGTATTATAATTCCAAATCCTGCCAATATAGGACTAATCATGTAATTTATTGCTAACGATAAACCACAAATCCAACCAATTAAGGGTCGCCAAGAACTTTGAAACCAGTTACCTTTTGCTTCTTCTTGGTTTACTTTTATCTGTGCTAACGCTAATTCCTGAGCATGTTTCTCGGACATAGTTGCTATATCATGTGCTAACTGTGCCTTTTTGTCAGCATCTGGAATAAATTTATCTAGTAATCCTGTGACTGGACCAATAAGTGCTGATAACATTACCAAAGCCTCACTCTGTTTTTATCTACCTTAACTAATTTACAAAAGCACGAGTATCTTTTTTCATCTTCACCAATAACAATATATTGTTCATTAAGGTTTTGTTTAAAATATTTACATGTATTAACATTTTCAAAATGCAATGTTCCCGCAGGACTTCCACTTAAATAACACATAAGCAAAAAAGCTGGACTCACTTAACTCCTCTAAACTTAATACCCTGAGTCGCCGCTCCACCACCACGACTTACCATGCCTCTTGATTCTCTATCAGCACGATTGTCTCTAGCTCTCATTGTTACTGAACCACCCATATTAAATTTTCGTCTGGTCATTTTCATGGTAGGCACTACACCACCTTTTGCCATACCGCTATCTGTCAACCTCCTAATGTCATCTTCTAACATTTCTTTTAAGTCGTCAAAGTTTGGGTTTGACTCATCAAGGTTTTTTAATTGTTCTTGCAGTTCTTTTAATCTATCATCACTCATTTTACTCTCCTTATCCTAAGTTTCTAAATAAATTACCTAAACCTAATGTATTATCCTTTATAGGTATTCTAACTTCTATGTTTTGCCTAAAATCTCCTTCGTCTGTTCTTTTTGGAGACGTGTCAATTACCGTTCCTTCCGGAAGAATTTGTTGTAATTGTGGTGAAAAATAATCTACAGCTTTGCCAAGAACGGCAGGATTAGTCAAAAAATTTCTAGCATCTCTCATATCAAAAGCTGTTTCTGTTGCTGGACCCGAAAATGGATTGTTTTCATACCCAGAAATTATAGCTTTTTGAAAATCTGACATGTCAGCACGATCCATGTTTTCCATAATGCCAAGATCTGGTTTTTTCTCTTCTTCTTTTTCTTCAAATATTTTTTGTCCATACTTACCTAAATTTTTTATAATGCCAGTAATACCAAAATCACTTGCTCCTTGTATTATCGATGGTAATGTTTCTTGTAAGAACCTTTCTGCCCCTGAAAAATACATGCCTTTATCGCCACGAACTTGAGGCTGTAAATATGAAGGTCTAACTAAATCTGATTGATTAGCAAAATTTTGAGCTCCAAAATAATCTCCTGCCACACGATTTCCTGGCTGAAGTCCACGTGACATATTAAGAGCTTGTGCAAATATAGGATTGTAATTTTCACTTCCTCTAATGTTTGACCTATTACCTACGTTTGCAAGTACCTCAGCGATTGTTTGTTCCGCTTGTTGATCGGCTGTGTTTATACCAGAGTCTGCATAACTTTGTTGTGCATCAGCTAACTCTGCTATACCTCCTATTCCGGGACCAAAATCACTAGCTGTGCCAAATAGTTCGCTCATCCTTGATTCCTTTGTGAAGCTATAAATCTAGCATTTTGTGCTCGCATGTTAGCTATATCTTCAGTTGTATTGATACGGTCTTTTTGTATCAAAGTATTTGCTTGAAGCTTTTGTTTATTAAGTTCTAGTTGCTCTGCATCAGTTCTAGCTTGATTCATTGCTTCTTGTTCTTTTATTTGTAACTCTTTTGCTTTTAAGTCTACTAATGGGTCGCTTTGCTGTCCGCCAAGTACTTGAGCTTCTAATTCAAAATATTGTTTTGTAAGTTCAGCTTCTATTTGTGATAATCTAGCTTGTGCCATAGCTGGATCCATCTGCTGTTGTTGTGCTTCCATTTGTATCTGCATACTAGCTTTTAAACCAATATGTTCAAATATATGTTGCTGTAATATATTTATCATAGCTGGATTACTTCTAACAGATATACTACCCATGTAAGCTAAATGAGTAGATATATGTGCATCATGGTCTTGTTCTGGAAAAGCTTTAAGTTGCATTTGTCCACCTATTACTGACATAACTTTACCATTCTCTATAACTGCGTTCATAGGTTGTGGTTGTGGTGGAGGTGGTAATAACTGCTCAATATTATCTACACCTAAACTTATATACACTCTTCTATATGCTTCATACAAATTGTGCATTTCAGGCTTACTCGTTGCCAACTTTAATTGTTCTTGTGCCAAACTAATGCGTTGTGACATACTAAAAATATTAGGATTAGCTACTGGTACAATATCAATACGTTGGTCAAAGTCTTGTGCTTTATCACCTTCTTCGGTATATGGGTATGCACCACCTTCTTGTGATATTAAATCAGCAATAAGTTTAAACTCTTGCTTCATACCATTATACAAACGCTTATGAACAGCACTTATAATTCTACTACCACGCTCTAACAAAGCTATAGTTGTACCTACTGGCATCTCTTGATTGTTTATATTGCCAGTACCCATATCTGTTGTGCCGACAAATTTTTGAGCCGCCTGAACCACAAAACCGAGTAGCTGAAATAATGTGCCACTCGGTTCTTGGTAGGGGAGATTAAAAAATGAGTTTTTAAGTTGGTCACCAACAACATCTACATCACGCCATTCTCCAGGACGTAATGGTTCATCGTCATTTTTAATTCTTAAACCCCTAGCTTTAAAACCAGATGGCATATTTGCTAGAGTACCTGAGTCTATTAACTGCCGTAAGTTTGCTGTCGCCGCTCTAGACAAGTTACCAAGTAAATGTATAAGTCCATTACCGTAAAAACCTAGTCCAGGAGTGAACATATAGTGAACAAAATACTGTTTTTTGTTTTTAAAAGCATCATTTGGGTCATAATTTCGGTAAACGGACAAAACTTCGCCATTTTCAGCACTAACTGTAACAATATACGGTAATTTTACACCAGTTTCCTCACCATCTCCGCCAATATCAGGAAATTTTTCCAAATCTAAGTAACAATGGCACTCAAAAAGCTGAACTTCTTCATAATCGCCTTGTGCGTATACACCAGTTATTGATTCTACGGTGTCATCGGCTTCATCTCTGTCTGTTTGTCCTGATTGTATATCTATATCACGGTAAAATTTACTTACTTGAAGCTTTCTAAGCTCATTTTCGGTCATTGTAATGACTTGTGTTACTCTATCAGCAGAATCTAAGTCCGTAGCATTAAATGGCACGAGCATATCTTTCGCCTCAACGAACTTACTTACTTGCCTACCGAGTTGTGGGTCTACATAAATCTTTTTAAAAGCACTACCACCTAGCCCCAAATAATATAACATCTGGTCAAACTCAGCTTCATACTCTTTCATAGTGTGCATAATTGTATAATTCATATAATCTTGCACACGTTCTGCTTGTTTTTCTAAATCTGGGGTTGTTGTTCCCATAACTTGTGTGCGTACTGGACCTTTCGCTGGAAGAAGTTCCTTATATGCTTGACTTTGGAACTGCGTAACTGCTTCATTCAACATAGGGTGTACTACACCAGTAGCACCATCAAAAGGTTCTGTTCTATTTTCGTAATTCAAACCAAGTAAATTTAAGCCTTCACTGTATGTATTCAACCACTCACTACGAGCATTTTTATCTTCTTCTACTTTTTCTAATACAAAGCTACTAATACCAGTTAATTCTTCATCATCTAACTGCTCAGCTAAATTAGCCATAAAACTTGTATCTTCTGGCTCATCCTCTTGAGAGCCAAGTTCCACGGACCCATCTTCAAGTTCGGTAATTTCCATACCTTCTACTATTTCAGGTTGGTCTTCTATATCAACATCAACTGGATCTGGGTCAAGTATTGGGTTGCCAACAAGTGTAAGCTCACGTTCAATATTATTATAAGGGTTTTTCGGTTCAGCCATGTAACCCTCCTTTTATCACATAAAAGCGTTGTCTTATTAAGTGTGCCACATTTTCACGTATCTCGCTAGAAGTTAATGGTTCAAAATTTTCATCTTCTACAACCAAAGCATCTGTCAACATTTCTACCTCATGGTATAATTGCTGAGGTGTCAACTCATCCGTAGTAGGCATTATTTCTAGGTATATATTCTGGCTCATAAACTTCATCCTCTGGGTGTGTTATAAATCCACCTTCTCTAAATCTTCGTAAAGCTTGGGTTACTGTATCAACAAAGTCATCATGCTCTCCAGCAGGAAAACTCGCACACTCTTCAATAACTTCTTCAGCCCAACGAGTATCTGGTGACCATACTAACCCACTTTCTAGTAAAGGTGCAACTGAATTAACACGACTGAATTTATCGTTACCTCTACTTGGGCTATAATTTTGTATTGGAATGCCCATCTGCCGTAGTTCATGGGTCAATGGCATACCTGATGCTTTCGCCTCAATCAAGACACATTCTGGATCCCAGTATTGATATTCCTCCAAAGCTATTTTGCGTAACTCGGGAAAGTCCCACCTACCACGTCTAGCATCACAAAGAATTATGTTGGGAGGTCCACCCTCCTCTGGGTAAAAAACACCCCAAGTAGTTATTGCTGAATAGTCCGCTGTTTCTTTTTTACTAAACGCAGTATCGTATGACTGCATAACATAACTCAAAGGTGGTATATCTTCTTTTTTCCAAACTTGCCACCACTCCCTTTTTAGTATGGCACTTGTTTCACTCGTCGGGTTTTGTTGCCATTGGGCTTCCCACTTACCAACTGACAATGAAGCCTTAACCTTTAACAGTTCTTCTACTTTCCAAAAGTTAGACCACATTGCCTTACCATCAGGTAAAATAGCTGGGAACTCAATTACTTCCCACTGGTCAGCTAACACATCTCTAGCTTGTTGCTTAATTAATTTACCAGTTAAATCTATCTCACTCCACCTTGTCATTACGATTACTATAGCTCCTCCTGGCTGAAGTCTCTGGCGAGGACCTGAGGTGTACCATTCATATGCGTTCTCCAAAGCGGATGGACTTAAAGCATCTTGTTCTGAGTGGGGGTCATCTATTATCATCAAATCTGCACCACGACCAGTTATCGCTCCACCAACTCCAGCCGCGAAGTATTCGCCACCTTTGTCTGTTTCCCAACGTCCAGCCGCGAGGCTGTCTGACCGTAACTTTACATCTGGAAATACTTGGGCGTACTCGGCTCCTGCCATAAGGTTTCTTACTTTTCTACCAAACCTCACGGCTAGTTCACCAGTATGAGTTGCTTGTATTATCTTTAACTTTGGGTTACGTCCCATCAACCAACTCGGCAATAAGTAACTTGCAAACTCTGACTTAGTATGTCTCGGGGGCATGTTTACAATAAGTCGTTTTATTTTGCCAGTAGCCAAGTCGTTAAATTTTTTCGCCATTATCTTATGGTGCTCACCTTCTATAAAATCTTCCCATATAGCACCAACATATGTCATAAAATCTTTACGAGCACCCTCAGCAGTCACTAACTGCTTTTGCTTTTCCATAAGTTTTAAGTAATGTCGTAATTTTTCTTCAGGAATGTTTAAAGGGGCTTGTGTCATTTTTTTATAAAAATTTTTCCATGGACAATGAACCTGACTTCATATATACACAAAAGGGGGGTCATGTACAAATAATTTTCTGATATGCTGTGATTCGTGCGGAACCTGTATGCACTGACGCACATACATGTATATCTCCCGTCAGGGAGGGGACCGTTAACATGTTAACTAACTACCCAAAAAAATAGGGCTATGGTTGTAACGCCATAGCCCTAGCAGTAGCCCCTATTTAAGGGCTACTAGCGTACCAAAGTTAGTACCGTAGGTATGCTTAGCTAAGTAGCTAAAGCTACCTATAAGCACTGCACCTAGTGCGTTTTGCCTACAACCGTTTTGGCTATTGGCATTTGCTAAAATACTGCTACCACTTAATTGGCTAATAGCTTGTATTTGGCTAAGTGGTATTATTTTAGCTTGGCTAGGTACAACCATATTAACAAGCGTTGCGTGTACTTTAGGGCATGTAGTTTTACCCTTAAGCTTTGTAATAGCTTGTTGGTTAACACCATTTACACAAGCCCATAATATAGCCCCAGCTACGCTATTTTGTGCTTGTTGTGCTTTTAGCATTGGTTGCCACAAAGTGCCTTTAGCATTAACGCCACCAAACAAAGTGCCATTAGCAGTAAAGGCATTTTTGTTTAACTGTAAGCCCCATTTATGTACGCCACCGTTAGCGTTAATAAATGCAACCATATTGGCTACTAAAGTGTGTGCGTTTTTTTGTGTTACTGCACTTGTAACATTGTTAAAAGTATTTGGCATGTTAGCCCCCTTTTAGTTAGTTAAGCCGTAGTTGGCAATTATAGAATAGCAAATACAAAATAGGTTGTAAACACTTAATTTACTTTTTTTACACTTTTTTTATTTTGTGTTGCATTTTCGCAACAACTACCTTTTTTGATTTGTGATTGTGATTTACATATATGCCACGCTGTCATCATATGATTGAGCACGCGACAATGTGTAACAATCCATCAGGCAAATAATAATACAGCCATCAGGATTGCTACCACATATAACAATATCATTTACTTAGCTCGTGATGCAAAGCAAATACCATAACAGTAGTGACTGCCATACCACATAGTATAAGTTGCCACTCAAAGGTAAATATGCACATAACTAAGAATGCTAGTGAAAGTAAAACACATACCCAAGCAAGAATAAAATTAAATGTTTCCATTGTTTAGCTCCTTTAAATATTTATGTACTACAAAATTAAGGGCTTGTTGCAACCCGACGTGCATACCATATTCTTTTAAAATATGGTCCTGAACTTGTTTAAGCCCGTCAGCATCTGAGTGACGTAGCGTAAGCATTTTTTCTTTTACTATTGACATTGTTAACTCCATTGGTTGTTTAAGTTATGTTTATAGTATTACCTGTGATTTATATAGAGCAATAAAAAGATTGTCATGTCTGAACGGGCTGAATCAAATTGACTCTGCTCGCCCAGTCAAAAAGAAGGAGGGCGTGAGCCCCCCCACTTGATTAAACATTTAAAAGCTTTCCATCCATCCCAAAGTTCAATACATGCTTGAGGTGTCCATCCTCATACACATTGTAAGATAAAGGTTGCTTTTTGACAGGCTTACCATACGTTCGGTAAAAGTCAATGAAGCCTTGGACATCTTCCATTACCCACATGATAGCATCCTTTGAGTTTGTGAAACTCGCCGCACTCTTCATATATGCAAAAACATACTGTCCAGGTTTTAGTGGACCTCTACATACTAACCATTCTTGATTACTCATTGTTAACTCCTAAGGTTTTATTTAATTATTTAAATAGTATGGGGCATGATTTAAATAGAGCAATAGTAGAAGTGTCATACGATTTCTTCTTCCCGTCGTGAATCAATTGGAATCAAGTATGTTACTGTATATGTGATGGTACATGTATATGTGATTCAAATAGAATCATCAATCCATCCATCCATCCTGTCCCGAGAACATTTGAGAAAATAAGAGTTGCCATGCGTTTTGATCCATGTTGATCGGTCGCTTCGCATCGTACGAAACGTCACCATCCATCAACCTCGCTCCAAGGTTCTTTCCATCAATAATTAATACGCTCTGGGAGGAAGGATGATGAACCAAGTTATAAACCCGACCTCCATGCTGAGTTCTTAAGGTCTGCCATGCAATCTGCAAGGGTCTAAATGTTGGGTAGCTCTTGTCGTTTCTTGTTGTCAAAACCTTTAATTCAAACCAAGCTTCGTTCCCCTTATAACATCCACTCAGGTCAGGTATCCCAGTCGCCGTGTAGGATTCTAACCTACTCCAATGACACATTCCCTCGGTCTGTTTTTTAATTATGTTCCAAAATTTTGTTTCAGGTTTAATCATTTTGTTAGGTCTAAAAAAACCCCCAGTTTTACGACTGGGGGCTGAATATTATTGTTTTGGGATAACGTATAACTCTACGAAGTTTTTACCCCATGAAGTAGACTTGGCTGACTGCCCACCGTTAAGAGCGTCAATTAAAGCGTGGAACGAACGTGCCTTAATTGATTTATGGTATTGGTCAACCATAGCTAAGGTAAGAGGATCTTTACCTTGTTGACAATTAATTAATTGCCAGACAACTTTGGCACGGAGGGTAGATTTAGCCGTACCATTTTCCTCATATAAGGTTTTTTGTTTTTCCCACGGAAAAGGTAATTTGTCTTTTACGTTAACACCGTCAACAAGACGAACACCAACATTGTTGATATTACCCCCAGCATTTTGCTGAACAAAAGCAGTGATATCTGCAACGGTAACACCCTCACGGGATTTGATACGCTCAGCTGATAAGCTAGTAATACCAGTGAATGTGATAGGCTTTTGAGGTGCCTTTACCTTTAAAGCTGATTTAGCCATAATAAACTCCTTTCTACGAGTTTTGTTGTTTAAGTTATGCTAATAGAGTACTACATAACTTCGTCATTGTAAACACCTAATTACTCATTACGATTACTTTTTTTATCTGCTGAATGTTCTATTAATTGTGGGAACTCTTCCTGAATACGTTTGATTTCGTCCATGACTTCATCACGATTCATTTGGTCAATCCGTCCGTGTAATATTTCTTTTCTATCTATATATAATCCAGCCGCCTGACCTCTTGCTTTTTCAGCGGCGACAGCAGATGCGTAATTCTGGTTAGCCATCGCATCGTCTCGTATTTGTGATAGTTTACGAACATGACTTTCAAAAGTGACCTCATACTTCTGTTGTAGTTCAATCTTAAGTTGATGTATCCTATCCAAGATTTGTGGGAAGTCCCTGCCGTTCAGCATCTTACTAGCAATCGCATGAGCATTGGACTTTGCATATCCTGCTTCAATCGCCGCCTCAGTCTGTGTTACTTCCTGAGTTGCGTAGATTTTACAAAACTTTTCTTGTTTGGGTGTCAATCCAAAACTTACTTTAGGATTAGCGACCACTTCTAGTTTAGGTCGGTGTGTTACTTTAGCTCTAGCCATATCTTTATTATATAACTTTGCTAAATAGAAGCAACAAGTGAAATCTTATCGTCGCCGAAGAACTCCACTTGTTGTCGCGAAACGGAAATAATCGATATTAGATATCGTATATTATAATATCTGATTTTGTATTTCACTCTAATTTCATTTTAGTACTATATAGTAAAGTCTAATTTCAATTAGTAATGTCTTGATGTTCAGGGTACAAACCTCGCTTTTCATCAATGCGTTGTTGCTCTTTTTTGTACTCTTCTAACCTATTCATATGATCCGAGACTCTTTGTGCGTCGGCATACGAATTATGTTGGGTGACTGTTTTGCCATCAGCCACTACCACATATACCCCATCGGGCATGGTTCTTACTTCATATTGCATTACTGCCTCCACTCTTTAGTTTTAATGAACTTACCTTTTTCAAAGTGATAAGTTTTACCCTCACCGTTTTTGTAAGCACCGTTGATACGACCTATGTACTCAGACTTTAGATTTTTATTACTGATACTTAAAACATAAGCCATCATATCGTGAACGTCTTTTTCGTTGTCGTGTTGAAATATTTCACGAACACTACCATCTTCGTCATAAATGACACCAGTTGCATATAATTTATCCATTGTTACCTCCTATAATAAAAAATTATGCTTGATTACTTTTAAGCAGTTGTCCAAGGTCTGTGAGTCATCACAATACCAAATTTGTTTTTCTGGTGACTTGTTACCAATTTGTTTAAGAAAAAACTTTTCATAAATTACCATGATAGATTCGGCACATGGCATCGGCTGTTGTGGCATACGAACAATAGTAAGTTCTTCCACATCACTGGGTGACCAAGTCCATACATTTTCATGTTGGCATATTGCTTGAGCCTCTATAACTAAGACGCCCCCTGAAAAACACTTTGCTTTATTTTTGTATTCTGCAGAGTTGTAAAGCTCTGTAAAATATTTAGTAGCACGTTCAAACATGACTAACTCCTTTGATGTTAAATTTACTTTATAATTTAATAATAACCCATGATATACCATGAGGTACCATTATTTTGTCTGTTGACGATTGGCTTTTCTCATGGAGAAATAATGAGGGTACACTTTGTAGCAAGAAGCACACTTGTAAATGATTGTGAACATAGAATAAAAGAACTCGCCAATGTTCGGGGGCGGAGCTCCACAACAATAACATCTTGGTACTTCATCTAATGTACAATGTAGTATTGACTCACGATGGAATGGGTCAATCCGCTCTTCAGTCGTTGCAGTAAACATTCCGTGGACACCAGATTTACCATTTGTTTCTTGCAGTCTGGCTGAGCGTATGTAAGGGTCTTGTTTCTTCTTATATTTCTTTTTACGTTTATTTCTTACTGTTCTTGCACCACTTCCATCATCAATCAAATGTTTTGCACGATACTTGAGTGGTGGTAGGGGGATCGTGGTAAGTGTAGGAAGAGGATCAACCGTAACCTCTTCCATCTTTATACCTTGAGCTTCGGCAAATTCCCTAAGGATATCATCAAGTTCGTCGTTTAGGGACATTCAGTATCTACTATTTGCTCAATGTGGTCAGCAGTGCATCCACAAGCGTGAAGTTTGCTAACTAATCTTATCTTAGCGTTTTTCACATTAGTAACGCTCCTGCTATCTTTCCAACCATAATCTAAACTAATTTCATCATGGTATTCTTCAATGGCTTGATCAATCTCGTCTTGCCATAACTGTTTTACTTTACCCATCGGCTTCCTCCTTTACAAAAATGCCATCAACTAATTTACCCTTACGTTCTTTAATATCGTTGAACGCTCTGTGTAAACATGTCCGTAAGCTAAGACCATTACGAACGGCTATATTAATCAATACAACTAATATATCACCAATAGCATCAGCAGTTTGATAGTTGGCTAATGGCTTTTCATTACGCAATGCTCTTGCTAACTCACCGACTTCCTCGGTGAGCTTTGCTAGTTGTGCCTGATCGGTGCTACCATCAATCAGGTTTCTTTTGTGATGCCAATCAACAACGGCTTGATGCAGTTCTTTGAAGGTCATCCCCATATAATTAGGTATCGTCATATTCTTTAATCCTTTCCCCTAACTCTTCTTTTATATAATCAACTACTACTTCCTCGTCTATATTGTCACACATAAACTGAGTGAGGCTGTCACCTTCTATTTCATTTTTTTCATACAACTCAAGTAAATGATACATAAGGTCACGACCTTCTAACGCATCTAAATACGTTTCACCTTCTTGTGGTACACCCATATCAACGCTCCTTTAAGTAAAAGTGAATTAAGTGGTTAACGACTTGTTGTATACTTATCTTCATACCTTGATTGTTTAGTATGAGTTCTTGTATATGTTTGAGATCGTTAATAGTTTCCTCACCCTTAATAAGAACAGAGGGTTCTGTTAGTTTTTTATCTTGCATAGCGACCTCCTTGTTGTTTGCTATACTTAATTATACCAAGTGATGTTGCCTGAGGTATTAAAACAATATCCAAACGACAAATAATATTACGATAGCCCAACAAATCATAAGCCCCTCTTTGCATTTTCTTCAGCTTCAATCATAGCTAACCAATCATCATATTGTTCAGCTAAATCATTTGGCATATCGTGGTGACTTACTTCTTCCTTAGTAGTATCATTCCATGATATTAAAATACGAGTAGATACAATACGTCTTGGTATTACATCATCCCTTTTGCGATAACCGTGTGTTTCGGTTAGTGTTAGTTTTCTTGACATTTCTATTCCTTTCTATAATAGATTAATAAAAGTGTGAGTATGGTGTGGATTCGGTTGCTAACCTTTTTTAACGAGGGAACGAAACCATCAGCCTATATGAGCTGTTCCAACTCATTACGTTACAAGGCGTCCACATGCAGATGCGTTTCATAACGGAGTAAAATCTGAAAAACTCCTCTGGGAGCCACTCTACATGTGCATCCACACCCTTCAACACGCTACTCACCGTCGTGTTTTACGAAAGGAGCGTTCCCTCCTCCCCGAAACTTTTACAACTGGTTTATGATAACCCCATGGAGCCGATGGCATCCATGGAACTAAATCAATTTGCACTTTATCATCATGAAGCTTTTGTACACGTTTCAGCTCAGGTATAACTTCAGCTATTGAATTATGCCAATACTCCATATCCCCATCGGGATAGGTAACTTTAAAAGTATGCCTCATTGTTTTGCATCCTTCTTAAGTGTAGCCTCGGCGACTAGTTTACCTTGCTGATATAATGTTGGATCCTTCATGTTAATGTATTCCATGAACATGGTACAGAACAAGTAATCCTCTGTAAGTACTTGAATTTTAGTACTTAATTCCATACACTCTTTCGCTAACGCGAGTGGACCATGTTGTAACCGAGTAGGTAAGTGCTGACGTATTTTAACATCACCTTCTACTAACTGGTCTTCCTTAGGTGGTAATGGTTTGATTTGCATTGTTATCCCCTTTCTACGAGATGTTGTTAATATATAATTAATAGTACCAAATAGATGCGTGAGTACAAGTTTAAAGTTGTCCATTTAATCTGTGTTGTTCCATAGTTCTTATAATGGTGTGAACACGTTGACGTGACATATTATACTCTGCACCTAACTTCGCAAGAGTCTTGTAACCCTTCCAGTAATCCTCGTATATCTGCAAATTCCTGTCTACTTTATTATGTGAGTGAACACCAGTTCTACCATCGCGAATATACTTATGCAGTTTAAACTTATCAATCCATCTACTAATAGTATTTATACGGACGTTGTACTTTTTAGCTAACTCTATTTTACTCTTAGGGTTTTTATCCCAAGCATTTTGTAAAACAAAATCGTAAAAGTCTTGCCATACTTCATCAGTCAGTTTTGTCATCATCTTGCTCCAATGTAAAATCATACTGGGTTTGCGTAGTCATGCCCTCTTGGTTTTCCCAGAAGTCATCATCACGATCGTAAGGGTGGCGTGGTTTATCAGCATCTGTTTTTTTAAACTGCACTACACGATTATTAGTAGGCTTTTCATAAAACGATTGTATAAACCTCAAAGCATTTTCCATGCTGTCTGCCATGTGTTTTTGTATGTGGATACCGTGATAGTATCGCACAAGATACTTGTTACCAAGTTCATATATTTCAAATTTAGGCTCTAAGGGCTTCATAATATCCTTCCTCCATAAAAAATGGTTTAGGTCGCTTTGTCCATTTAGCAAACCGACTTTTTTCATAATAGTAGTATTTGCGATAAGCTTTTACTACATCAGGGTTTTTGTACTCATCAGGCATAGCTTGTGGTAGCTCAGTTATTATTCCAGGAGGAATATAATCTAAACACTCATTACCAACTTGCGATAATACTTTTTCACAATCATGTGTTCTACCATATCTAAAAGTATACTCTTTACATAAGGCAAATCCAAACATGAGCAACCAAAAGAAATTACCTTTAGTTCTGCCTCCCCATAAAGTGCATGGATGTTTGGCATGAACTGGTAGATATGGTGGACTCATATATTTATGTGCGATTGTGCAGATCATCTGCGTTGTTTCCAACGGCATTTTGACAATGTGTTTATCACAATGATACTGAACACATTTATCCATACTGTTATCCAGCAAAAATATATTCATAATGTCACCGATATTTCCAGCCTACGGTCAGGTGGAAGTGATACACCATACACCATACAACGACCACCTTGCTGACGTATGTCATCAGCAAACTGTTGAGCTTTGTATCCTTCGTTAAGGTTGAAGTAAGTTTTTTTATATTTACCTCTACCTAAAAATTCAGTAACAGAATACTTAATAATGTGGTCACGAAGGTATTGTTCGTAAGCCTCACGTTCTTCAGCATTACTCATTTACTACCTCCCAGTTTAATTTCAGTAAACCTAGCAGGGACAACAATCTCTGCATTACACTTGTTACAACATCTACCGTCGTGTATTGGCATGGCATCATTACCTTGCGTCCAATATATTTCACCACTTTCGGTACGGTCTGGTTCTATTTGCTTGTGGCAAATACAACAATCAATAATTTGTAAATCCATAGTAAACCTCCTTAAATACAAATATGCTATATTATAAAGGCAGGACTTTAAAAATGTAAACACATAAGTGTTCAAATGATTAATTTTAAATGTCGTAAGACTTGCCTGACTGGTTCAAAGTCGGAGAGCGAAGAGTAATTGTCCATAAGATAGTTAACACCAGTCTGCATAATAAGTTTCATGCGAGGGTTACTATCATTAAGTTTATGACAGTACATGACTAACTCAAGCATATCTGCCATTTTTAATCTGTTTGTTTCACGTTCTGTTAACACAAAGTTTATACCTAGATCCTTAGCTACTTTGTCTTCTGCTTTTTTAAATGCTTTCTTTATTTCAGGGTATTCCCACTTAGCCGTCGCTGGGATATCACCTAATACTATCTCAGGTACGTCGTGATAGAGAGCAGAGAGCAATAGACTCTTGGAGCAGTTATCCCATAGTTGGTCCAATAAAACTACGACGGCATAAGAGTGAGCACCCACAGTTTGCCTCAATCCGCCAAGTGGTACAGTGTGATACCGATTAATAAATTGTGCATCATATATAGTTTCAATCTTATCATAATTAATTTGGTTGCTCACTGTGTCCACTACTTAATCCTCTTGTCCATGGTTTATCACTGAGTGTTTGTTTTGCCTCACCCCAACTATTACCAAGCTCAACATCTACTACACTTGGCACTTGTAGAGTTACACACTCTTCCATAATTTCTTGTATTTGTTTACATTGCTTTTCACTTGTTACACTTATGTCAAGTTCATCATGTACTTGTATCATTGGTAATATTCCTTCTTTATGTAAAGCGACCATCGCTTGTTTGGTTTGATCTGCGGCTGAGCCTTGTATAAGTTTGTTGAGGGCTTTATAAGTAAAACACCTTTTGATAGCTGGACCATGTTCAGCGTACGCGTCTTCATATGATAGTGGTTTGAATGTTCCATACATGTTTGGTTCCCACTTATCAAACCTACACTTACGACCTAACAGTGTTCGTATTACACCTTTCTTACTTGCTTTATTCATTGCAAAGGTAGCTAACTCTTGTACGAAAGGAACTTTGGCATGGTACTCAGCGAAGAGTTCTTGTGCATCTTCATACTCCAAGCCTAACTGCTCTGCTAATTTATTCTTACCCATTCCATAAAACAGACCTAAGTTTATATCTTTTGCTTGTTTCCTAGGAACTCCAACAATATCTGCGGCGAGTTGGTGGAAGTCAGTCATTTTATCTTTTGCATATTCAGCAACAAACTTTTCTGCCCCAGTAAACTTCATCAATCCTGCATAATGAACAACTAATCGAGGCTCTTGGCTACTGTAATCAAACGCACCCCACAAACTATCTTCCTCAGGTAGAAACAAACTACGTATCATTGGACCTATCTCAGCATTCCTTGCAGGAACTTGCTGAAGGTTAGGATTAGTATAACTAAATCTACCAGTGACAGTGCCACCACCATCACTACGCAGAGGGTGAGCTTCGGCATATATTCTACCATTATGTTGGTGTTTGAGTATTGTATCAATAAATGTAGTTCTAGCTTTATTTAGTTCCCTTGCCCTAACGACTGCACGAGGTAACTCATGTTCATGGTTAGCTAGAAAGTTTTTAGTGAAGCTTGGTGCATCTATCTTTTGCGTTCTAGGATACTTCAGCCCAACTTCATCAAATGCTTTCGCAATGGACTGAGCCGCCCAGATATCAATATCTTGACCACCTACAGAAGCTAATACTTCTTGCTCTTGCTTTTCTAACCTATCCTTTAACACTTCTGCTTTTTCTAAATCTACTCTAACTCCTTGTTTTCGCATGGCTAATACGACTTGGAGTACATTAGTTTCTAGTGTAAATATATCGTTAATATCTTCTTTAGCCATCTCAGTCTGGAACCGTTTCCATAACTTTAATGTTAAACTTGCATCTTGTTCTGCGTAGGCTCCAACAAAGTGAGCAGGAAGTTTCCACATCTCGCTTTTAGCATTGACTCCAAAAGACTGAGCGGCTTCATTAAGTTCTGCTTCATTCTTACGTTCACCTAGATAATCACGACCAAGTGCATTTAGAGCATAACTAAATCTATTTTCATCAAGTAATGCTCCTACTATCATAGTATCAATAATCCTACCTTTTATATCAATACCTTCTCGCCATAACCATCCAGCATCATACAAAGCATTATGCATAATATAATCACGATCAATGCTACATAAATCTTTTACCCATGCGAGTGTTTGGTTGGGGTCAAGGTTGCCACCATTCTGGTGTCGTATCGGGAAGTACCATGAGTCAGCTCCAGCAGATACTGCTACTCCTATAACTTCGCCATCACCTCTAGCCCAACCACTACCGTGTGACAGTAAGTTAGGGTCTCTAGTTTCTAAGTCAATCGCTACTTCTTTTGCATGGGCTAAGTTAGGATAGCCATCTGGCATAACCCACTCAGTCGGTGGTGTGAACAACGGGAACTGCATCTTCTTTTACTCTCACTTTCATTGGTGTGCCACATCTCATACAGATGTTCCACTTGTTTTTTAATTTACGGAAAGTAGTTTCAATACGAACATTACATTCCTCACAAGAGGCTATTGCCTTTGTATCTAAGTTTACTTTGTTCATTTACCCTTTGTTCGCATGTGTGCTTCTACTAATAATAAATAACGTCGCAAGTCTTTAATATCATCCATAAGCCCCTCAGGTCTTTTGTCCTCCTCTAAGGCTAGAAAAATATCATATGTATAATCATGAACTTGTTTTTCAATACGATCCCACTTACGAGCTAACATCATAAAAGCACCAATACCACCTCGTTTACGCCAACTATCGCCATAGTCTTCTTCGGCTCTGTCGAGTGAAGTCCAGTCCTCTGCACATATAATTTCTGTTTGTTTTATAATAGGGCTATATTCTTTTTGTTTTGTCATTTGAGTTTGTCCTTTCTACGATCAATCCACTCTTTACATGCAATATGCCAGTCCTCCGACTTGATTTCTGACAAAGCATCCATACATTCTAAGTAGCTTTTAGTTTTCCATGATGTCCATAACTTCCACATTGGTAAAGCTACCTCAGAAAATATCTTGTTTTTAAAATCTTTACGCATTTGACCAACCATAAATATTTTTAATTCTTCATCAAATGTTTTAGGGTAAGTCATCAAAGGCGTTTGATATTCTATTTGCCTAACTGCATACGAATCATAGTCAGGTTGCATATCTTTTAGTGGAGTAAGTGTGTCTAAATAAGCATGAAGGTTATGTGTAAACTGAGTATAAAAACCTATATTCACACCACACATACTCGCTATATATTCTTGTAAATAACTCATATGAACTGCATTAGCACCACAACAACCCCATATCAAATCATTACTTCTGTTACATACAGTCATGTCTAAAAACCCATCACGAATACTAAAATAAACATGAGTATTACAAGGTAAATCTTTACTAGTGTTTAAGTGCGTTAAGTCTTGCTTTGCATCCCACATTGCCAACACTGCACGTCTATCATTTTTGTAAGAGGTTAAGCGTTCAATTATTATTTTAAGTTGGTCAAACTCAAAATGTTTTCTCCACCTATAACCATAAGCACCTTGCAGAGTTTTACCATCATCACTAAAGTCACTCATACGTTTGTTGTAATATTCTACTGTTTCTAAATCACGCATACCGTTCAGCATCCAGAGTGATTCCATGAAGTGAAATATTGGGTTAGCATCACGCTGTTCGTAGAACATAACTCTTTCTTGTGGGTGATTATAAGTAATCGCAACTGGTGTAGGAAACTCAAGAGCAGTACCCACTCTAGTTTCTATCTTTCTACCCACTTGCATGATTGATTGTTTAGCTAAGTGTAAAGCTTCTGAGACGTTGCCTACTACAAAAGTTTCTACACCATACATTCTTTTATACATATGTCCCCCTTTCTTTGGAGCTTTTTAAAGCCTCACGAGGCTTGGAATGTTATGTTTAGCACCTAACCTACCTAAAACTAAATCAACTTATCAGAGGGCAAGTTAATAAAGTCATAAACTGGTTTGACTGCTTTAGTATAACTATTACCACCACAAGCTTGTTCAATAAAGTTATTTGTCATCGCTGTGGGCTTCGGTAGCTCGTACTTACCCATTCTGTCAGGTAACAACCCATTACGGATTGTAGTATTATCGCAACCATTACAAGCACCGAAGTTCCGTTGTCCGTGGTACAGTTTCACTCTAGCTGAGTAAAACGCATCATTGTTCCACAGTTCATCCATGCCATTGTAGTCGTGTATATTACCACACTTATAGATGCCAGTCCAGTCATTGCAACATAGTGCTACATTACCGTCCCAACGAACACTTAGTTCACGGAAAGGTTTTGCACATCGTTTGTCTTGTTGTTTGTAGTTTAATGGGAAAGCAGATCCAGCATGGTTGCTGACCTGAGCATGTGTACCACTCGTTGCTATTGTTAAATCAGCACCGACTACAATTAATTTTTCTTTTGGTTTTCTTCTTTTATGAGGATTACCCTCTGGGTTTTGTGGATACTCTACAACTTTATGAGGTCCATTGTAATTAGCTTTTATTTTATCAACAATACGGATACGTTCATAATTATCTAAAAACAAAATGTTAAGTCCTGCATCCATAAGATCATTAACTTTGTTACTTACATTACCGAGTAAACCACCCCCATTACTTGTCATCATAATAGAGGCTTTTGGAAAATACTGCCTAGTTGTTTGTATGAATACACAATACTCAGGGTGCATAGTCGGCTCACCGTGCATGGCAAACTCAAAGCGTGGATTCCAACTACTGTTTTTTATGTTCGTTAAAACCCTCAGTAGAGTATTACGTGTCATAAATTTATACTCTTTAGAGTTTTTGCCATGCGTCCAACTTGGACCATCAGCACCATTATCTCTTATTTGTTGTATGCCACAAAAAGAACAAGCGAGGTTACAACCCTCAGTTAATTCAATTTGTACTGCGTTCGGGGCATCCTGCTTTAAACGCTCGTTGCCATTGCACTCTAACGTCATATCTTTTTTTCATTCCTTCCCAACCAGTTTTAGTTTCTTTTTCAACGACTTTAACAAACTCTGGAAACTTGGTGGCTAATTCATAACTAGCTTTTTCTTGTAACTCAGGTGTTCTGTAATTACTACAACCTCCCTTTTGTCCGCTACCACCACGCTGATCCCATGTCCAGTCTACTATTACTGCATTTGGTTTACCTCTAGCAAATAAAGATAGAGTCATGTAATAGTCTTCCATAAGTTCTACATCATTGTATCTAATATTTAATTTACCAATGTCAAGTGGTCGTAAACCATGCACTGCATTGATACGCATACCATGTTTGAGGGTATGGGGATAATGTTTATCATTCATTTGGCGAGGGCTAACACCGACATGCCAATACTCATTTAATAAATGTTCCATACGTTGAAACAAATACTGCATATCATCTTCAGTTGTTTTACGCAAACTTGGTCCGTGATTGCTAATACGTTTACCAAATATTAAATCATCATCTAACATAATAATTTTATCTTGTCCATGTTCAATGGCATGATCCATTATAAATTCACGCACATTGTTTATGCCACTTACGTCGCCTCTTGACAACACATTTCTTCCATAATTTAAATGATACTTTACTTCACTTTCAGGGCAAACTAAACAAGCCCTTTGTCTAGCCCACTCACCAATACTTCTCCAAGTTGTTTGTGTCGCAGTACGACCTCTTGTTGGTATATATATTTTCATTTTAGTCTCCGTTTACTGGTCCCTTTGGTATGCTTTGCATAACTTCTTTAAATTTACTTCTTGGTTTACCTTGACCAAGCCTTACTCTTTCGTATTTATCCCACTCACATAAACTATGTTCAATACAACGCATGTCTACATCATCATGATCGATTATATCCCAATCGACATACTTATGTTTTTCAGCTAATATATTTTGCATGAACCTATTAGCTCGTTCTTGTGAGTGCATCTTTTTGAGGGGGTAACCATGTATCCTATTTATACCCCTCATTGCTCCTGGTCCTGCGTTCGCCCAACTAAAACGGTCTGTCGCCTTGTCCAGTACAGATGTGTAGTTGAGGTCGGAAACGACTTCGTAAGACATAAAGCCCCCTCCTCCCCACCCTTTATAGGCAGACAACGCATTGTGTACGGCTTGTAACGACTGAGTCTCGGACGCAAGTTTTCCAAGCGAGACTTGACTCTGGTAAATCGGTACAAGGAACTCATATACAACAACCTCCGCTTTTGGTTTTTTAATACCTTGATTAGTTATTATATACGCTCCAGTGAATGTTTTTAAACCATGTTTAATTCTATTTGAAATTAAATTTACAGTATGCTCAGGATCCCACTCTAATGCGTCAGCATGTACCCAACCATGTACTTCAGCGAACTCCATAGTGCCTACCATTCTAAACAAGCAACAGTTGAATATTATTTCACCAAAGGGGCGATTGTTGTGTGGGTCAGTCCATGCTTTTCGCATATAGACTGTGGTACGGTCGTTTTCCCTAAATGGGTTTGTAAATTTATATTCACGCAAAATAGGGTCTTCAGTCCATGGTGGACTGTCACCCCTGACTCTAGCTAAATAAATGGCATGACGTTCATTTATCCAGTTGTAAAAATTTTCTATCATTTGTCCTCCTTATTACTTTTCTTGCTAAAACTCTATAACCTTTTTTCTTATATTTTTTTGCATCTTTTTCAACATAAGTTTCTTTAATTTTAACACCGTCTTTAGATATATAGAACTTTCTCACTTTGTGTTTATTCCCACTAAATGTTTAAAGTTAGTGACTACAACGTAATTAGATTTGTGCATTGGTACAACAGTGTGAACAACTTGCTTTGCCTCTGCATCACCACAAGCTAAGCAAGTAGTGTATCCTAACTCTACTCGCTTAGTTGTAATAGTTTCGCTACACTTCCTGCAGAGCATGGGTGTAATTCCAAATAGCTTGTGATAAAATTCTAAGTGCAGAACCTCTACCAAACTTTTCGGACGCATCTTGCTGAGCACCATGTAAACCAAACACTCTTACCAAAGCATCAGCTATTGAAGAAGACATAACACCTTGTACATCTTTAATAACCTCACCCTCCTCATCGTATATTGTGTACTTAGGATTGCTTGTATCTGATTTATAGGTGCGAGCATAGTTCATGACAAACTCCTCGGGTAAACCTAAATCAGTAAATGCAGTGGGCTTAAATATAGTGTGAGCATCACCCATAACTTCCCAATAGTCTTTTTCATTACTATTTTTTATTGCTTCAAATAATATTTCTTTACTATCTGACATAACCTTTCCTTTCTATAAAAGTTTATTTAATTAATAATAACAAGGGATTGGTAGAACACAATATGTTTGTGCTCTACCAGATGAATTAAGCTTTAGCATATTCCAAAGCTTTAGTGAGTGCTTTACGCTTGGTCACTGCGGAGTTACCAAACCAAGCAGATACTAGTCTGTTGTCTTGGGAGCTAGACTTTTTCTGGTGGTCCATAACATATGTTAAACCATTCAGTGCTCCCCACCAAGTACCCTTAGCAGACTGCAAATTTGCTCCTGGACTAAGATCAATTGCTTGGCGAACTAACTCTGAAGTATTGGTAAACTGCTCATGGAGAGGGGGTTGCTCAAGACTGTCTGCCTTTGCCCTATCAATAAGAAGTTTTGGTTGCAACATCTCAGCGATGTAGTTATCAATTTGGTCTTGCTTAGCTCGCTTACTAGCAAGGAACTCAGACTGCTCTTGGAACTGTTTCATTTGTTCGCCAGAGATACCCAACGCTTGTTCGGCTGACTGCATAATTTCTTCGTCAAACATTTGTAAATGTAAAACTCTGAACTTACCAGTCATACCTTCTTGGTTGAGGGCTAAGGTTATCGTATTGTTACAAACAACCCTGATAGGTGTGAACATAATTGTCATGGCAGAACCTACTTTGTGACTGTTAGCCATAAGTAAGTAGCCTTCTATTTCATCACCTCCTGCTAATTTAAAACCTTTTTTAATTTTAGCAAGACCCCACACACGTTCACCAT